TACAACTACAACCTCACCAATCTTACACATAATATCGTGACACTCAATGGGATAGAGTCTACGACCTGCTGCACCCTTAAACTTCTTGATTATAAAATCAAATAGTTCCTCTAGTGGTGCTGGGCCACTAGCGCGACCACCAAATGTTTTGAGCCTTGCACCTGCAGGACGAACTTCTGATACATCCCACTTAGGAATCTGACCAACGTACAGCAAAGAAATAAGTTCACGTAAAGACTTTGCCCAACCGGGACGGCTATCACCTACTTTAATTACTGTATCTGTTTCATGCATAGCTTCATTTACAATGGGCAGCTTGTCTACTACTTCACGCTCTACAGAGAAGCCTACACCTGTACCGCACATTAAGATATACATAGTCTCGTCAAAGGCTCTAGGGCTGTCTACAGGTACGTAGGAACAGTTATATGCACCTACATGACAACGGTCCAGTGCAGGACCAGCAGTCATCAAGGCTCTCATACTAGGCATGATATCTTGGTTAAGTACAGCCTCTTCAAGTTCTGCACGTAGTTCATCTGACAAGGCGTAATTACATGACTGCGCTAAATGCTCTTCCATGTAGTCAAAGTAACGCTCCACTGTTTCTACCCATGTCTCACGGCGTTGTTCATCTTCTTTCCATCTGGCGTACCGTGATAGCGCGATAAAATTTTGGTAATCTGTTGGTAGGTAATTGTTCATCTATCACTCCGTTAATGTTTTGATATGTTTAATATTGGCACCTTCTATGTCGTAGAAGTATTCACGTATGCCATCTTCAATTTCTGTGCCTACATCTTCATCAGCAGGTACAGGATATTCTTCCGGGTCTATATCTATGTTTATGTAGACTTTAACTTTCATCACTAGCCGCCACATCCTCTAGCAAAGTATTTAAATACCACTGTGCTTTTTGTAAATCTTCTAGTGGTTTACCTTTGTAGTCAAACCTCCATAGATATTTCATAATATTACCCTGTAGGTAGTATTTAAAGTCTGGGCCAAGTGCAGCTTGTATCGCAGTGATGCACTCAATACCTGACTGATTATAATGTGGTGGGTTGTCTACCATAGAAGGAACGCCACCAAGTTCATCTTTAATTTTAAAAGGTGCGCCAGCCTCATCTGCTTTCATAGCTTGTTTCATATACTCTTCGTGTCGCATTATGCACTCCCTTTTGTTCTGCTACCGAAACTTAGATGTACTACATTACCATCTTCTTTAGTAATAATTATATCGTCGTCATCTTCTACCATATTATCATCCTCTTTGTCAACTACTTCCATGACATAGCTATGAATTAGATTACGAAGTTTTTCATCCATCTCCATAAGAGGAACAGTAGCACACATCATTTTACAAAAATGCATTATCTGACCATACCCTTCATCATTCAAGTCATTGCCTTCTTGAGATATGATAGATATGTCAAGTTCTCCTGTCCACTCTCCATCAATGTGTGTAGGCCGTATGCGTATTACAAAATCGTCTTCTTCAATTGATGACATATCTTATCTCCTTTTTACTTTCCTTCCGTTAAACTTAATAAACTTAGGGTGTTTGTTTCTACCTTTTTCCTTGAGCCACTCTTCTGGTATTATCCTATCATAATACAGGAATCCATATCGAATACACCATTCTGCATAGGTAGACTTAGCACCTTTACGTAGCTTACGTCTACTATTTTCAAACACAAATCGTATATCTAACTTAGGGTGCTGCCTTTTAATAGCAATATGTTTACGTCTATCTGCAGCAGTAAACATTCCTTTAGTTTCTATTATGATGCCGTTAAACAGCACAAAGTCTGGTGTGTACGTCCGGTAAGCTAAGTCTTCCCACTCTATCTTTACACATTCGTAGCCGTATTTTATAGCAAGTTCTTTTAAATATTCTGCTACTTTTAATTCAAGACCACTACGATAACCATACTTTCGTGCTGCTTTAAATTGTTTTGCGTTAGGCACTAGAACCCACGTCCTCTCCAAAAGTCTACGGAGTCACGATATCCAATAGCCCTTAGTTCTTCCCGCAAGACTTTATCTGCTTCGTTCCTAGCCTCAATAGCCGCACGAACTCCAGCAGTTTTGCGATCACGATATTCCTTACGCAAGTCGCTAAGTTTCTGTTCAGTAAGTTTAATCTCATCGACCAGACTTTCGAGTTCAATTTTTTCATCCATTTACATACTCCTCTTTTAAAGATACATATGCAACCGTTTTAGGTTGCTTTGCTTTTGACATTACAGCAGAACGTTCTTGTAAATTAGGCCAGCAAGAAAATCTATAACGACAGAAGCTGCATTCAGTACCAAGAACCATGTTACCTGTAACCTTACCTCTAAATGTTTCAGGTACAGCGTCAAAGCAACGCTCAAATCTATTCTCTTCTAAAGAGTCTGCTGTCTGTTGAATATGATTCATCTCTTCATCAATGTCAATACCTGTGGCTGGAACATATTTAAACTGACCGTTTGACTTGTTGACAGCCCACCAACCACCAGCTTTTTTACCAGATGCTTTTGCATAACCAGCTAATTGAGCCACGTATCCAAACGCATCTCCTTGTTTGAGAGTATCAAAGGACTCAAACTTATTATTATAGGACCAGTTAGATGCAGACTTAACATCATCTACAGCACCATCAATAACAATATCATATGTGCCATCAATAGATGTGCCGTCATCAAGTTTAAGAGTAACCTTTTCATTGTCTTCATACTTTACTCCTGCTTCTTTTAGAAGACCTTTAAAGACCGCTTCAACAATATCTCCAAGCATCATGTTCATTACGAACGTAGTTGGCAGGGGCAGTGCTTTTTCTGGCTCGTTCTTCTCAAACCAAAGCTGGCAAGTTGGCCTACCTACGTTTGACATACGTAGACCAAACTCACCTCGCTTGTTGCCCCTGCCGAACTGGCGGCTGAGTGCCTCAGATACGTCGGTAGCTACTTGAAGAACTGTCTCCTCAGACATTGTGGATTTACCACTAGCAGCATTTTCCATATACTGATGTAACGCCAATTCAGCAGGGTGCTTCATTATGCCACCTCTTCTTCATCTATGTCAATCATATCAGAAAGACTATCAGTGATGGCAATGTCATCATCGTCGTTATGCATACTAGCTTTTTCTGCATAAGTATTGATGATGTATTCATTGTAGTTTTGAACCCATTCCATAAAGTCAGTAAACAACTCTTGGTCTGATTGCTCAATATCAACAACGTTAGTTAGATTAACAGAGGTAACTGGTAGATAAAAGCTACTACCATTAGGTAGCTTACGTTCCTCTGTTGCTGCATTTACTACGTGTTGAATAGGTAGTCTCTTTTGTTTTGCAAAAGTAGAAAACACTTCACCCCAACTTTTAAAGGCATCACGATTGTCTACTTCCCAAATAAACGGGGCGGCATCAATAGACACAGAGTTTCCCTGATCATCCGTAGGGTTATCCAGTTCAACTGTGCCAAAGATTACACGCACCCGCTTAATCTGCTTGATTAATTCTTGATCTTTTTCAGGCAGAGATTTAAAGTCTTGGATATACCCAGCAGGTTTGCCACAATTAAAACCACCATCATTATCCTTCAGATCAATGTTTAAGTTGTCTGCCATCACAGTTTTAATATACCTGTTAGGTGTATTACCTGATGCCATAACAAAACGCTTATACATAAAGCGTTGCATATATGGACGAACAGATGCTGATGAAGAATAGTAAGTAGGACCATCTGGAATCTCCAGTTTGTATTGTCCTCCTTCAACGACTTCAACGTTTACTTTTTTACCATTAACTTCTGCAAGACCCATGATAGGTGTATGATGTATGCGAAGTCTAGCCAGAGTGCTGGACTTTTTATTATTGCCTGTGCCTTCATTAGCTATACCCATAGCTTTTGCCATAGCTGCATAGTTATTGGTATCAATAGTAGTTATTTCATTCATGTATTTATACTCCTTCTTTTGAGTTTGAATGCGTAGTTATATCACAAGACATCTTTTGTGTCAAGCCAGTTGGGTCCGATTTTTGCCTCCAATTCTAATGGCACATTAAATACTACACCCCAACGTGCAGTAATCAAGTAAGGCAACTGGTCATTAGTCTCTTCTATTATCCTAACAACCCTTTGCTCTTCATCAGGATGAATATCAATTACTATGCTATCGTGAACAGTGTTTACCACACATGACTGCATGTTGTCAAGTAGTTGATCAATGTGCAATAAAGCCACAGGCACAATGTCTGCTGTTGCAAAAGACTGCACTGGGTAGTTTTTGATCTGCGTAAAGTGAGATACTCTACCTGTATGTTTACGAACTACGTCGGGAAAAGAAAACTCTCTGCCTGATGGAGTAGTTATTTTCCTCGTCGCGATAGCTTCTTTAGCCAGCTTGGTGTGCCATACGGCAACTCCTTTATATTTCTTCGTGAAGTGTTCATAGTATGCCGCTTCCGCTGGCGTTCTCCCAAAGCCTGTTGCGCCATAAAGCGGTGCAAACGTGTGAGCCTTTGCAGTCTGCCTATCCGTAGGTTGACCAGCATCGGTAATAACTTTAGCGGTGTAACTGTGTACATCAAACCCAGTAGATACTTCTTCAATTGCAACTCCATCTTGTGAAAGGAAAGCAGCAGCACGAAACTCTAACTGTGCAAAGTCTGCTTCCATAATTTTACCACCGTCAAAACGTGACACAAATACTTTCTTAACAGGAAAAGTACCACCACGTGGCATGTTCTGCATATTAGGTTCAGCACCCGATAGCCGTCCAGTTGCTGTGCGATGCTGCAATAAACGAACATGTAATTTACCGTCCTGCTTGGTAAACATCTTAATACCCTCAACGAAAGAAGACAGATATGTGTCTACGGCAGATAGGCGTCGAACTTTTGACAAGAAATCAACTGCGTCTGTCATTCCTTTGACACGTGCTGCTTTCTCTAATGTCTCAAGGTTCTGTTTGCTTGTGCTAAAACCGTTAGCACTAGCCCACTTAGGTGATGGTGCCTTAAACTTTAAGCCAGCGGTTTGTTGTGTAGGCTGGAACAAATAACCCTGTGCATCACACACTTGACATCTATTAGGCTTGGCAAAAGGAGTGCCATCCTTTTTAAACTTACGCACATAGCCTGTGCCATTACACTTACGACACTGGACTGCACGAGTTTTTGACAGGCGTGTTGTGTGTGCGCTAATTAGACGACGGAACTCTACGTCATCCATGTATGGATCAATCTGTGTGGCCCAGAACTGCTTGTCATTTACTTTGCGGCTGTAGATAACCCAAGACAGTTGCTCTGGACTGTTCAGGTTGATTGGTGTATCGCCCATCAGCCTACGCACATGAGCCTGTAGATCATCGGTAAGTTGCTTACGCTCTCGCTCAAACTCTGTGCGCACCTCATCCAATGCATCACGGTCTACAGTAAAACCACGTTGATAAATACGCGACAGGCATACAGCCACCTGATTAGTCAGGTCAACAGTACCCATGAGGCCACTGTCAGCAGGGGTGTTGAGTCGATACATCAGCTTGTCTGACAGTTGCTGTGTAGCCTCAAGGTCAGCAATCAAATACTCCGTCAGTTCATCAATGGGGATAG